CTGAAGCTTGCAGGCCGCCCGTCTTCACGCTTGCGCCCGTCGGCGTCGCCGTGTTCAAGATGGCTTCGGACCAATCGTAGGTCCAACGGTAATACAACGTGCTGAGCACGCTGTAACTGGTGATGACGCCGAGCACGAACGTGCGCGGTTCATACGACGGCCGCACGCTCGACACGCGGTCGAGATCGCTTTGGTTGCGTTGGAGGTTGACGGCGTCGTTGCGGTTCATGTTCCACAGACCCACCAGCCATCTTCCACGTACGACTTCAACGCGGTATCACCCGAATAGATGTTGTTGAAGTCGGTAGCAGTGCGCGGAAGACGCATCCACTTGACCTCAGACAACTGGCCGCCCGTAGTCATCTTCGGCCGGCCATCGGCGTCAACCGTCGCCACCTGTGAGAAGTGGAAGAACTTGTCGTACAGGAACTCAAAGACAACTTCGTAGAACTCGCTGCCTTGTTCCTTCTCAAGGTTCACGCCTTCGCAAATCAGCGAGTACGCGGGGAAGCCACAGAACGTGGCGCTGTTGGTCGTGTTCGCGTAGTTCGTCAACGTCGTAGCCGCAGTATCCAGCGGTACGACGCTCGCGTCTTGCGTGGCACGCAAACGGATGCGCACCTGACCGATTTGCACACTCTCAAAGCCGTCAGCGCCAGTCACCGACGTGCCGCCGATGTCACTGGTGCTGTTGCTTGCCGTTGTCGGCGGGTTCGTCGTCCAACTCATCCGATGCAACTTGAGGTTGCGCGATGCGGTCACAAACGAGAACTGCGCCGGCAGCATCGTGATCGGCGTCGTCGTCGAGCACGGCGAGATCACGTACTTCGTGCGGAAACTGATCGACGCTTGCACGGCTTTGCCGTTCTCGAGTTGTTGAACGGTGATGCTTCGCGCACGGCAGAATTGTTGCCACGAACTACCGACGGCATAATCGTCGTAGTCGATGATCGGCAATGCGCCATCCGTAATCATGGCTTCGTATTCCGTCACTGGATTCAGTGACGAGCCGTCAAGTTTCGTGATGATGCGCACAAGGTTGATTTCGCTTTCCCCACCAAGCGCAACAGCGCGTTGGTCGAGCACGCGATCGGTCCACGAATAAACGGTTCCGGCTCCACTCATGACATCACCTGTACCAGTTTCGTCAATACCGTGCTGTTTTGGATCATCCACGCGCCGATTGCGTCGGCCATTCCACCACGGCCCTCGGCCATGTCAATGCGCTGTTGTTCAGCCATGCGCTGCTGGATCTGCGCTGCGCCCGCTTCGTTTGCCACACTAAGCGCCATCTCGTTGCGGATTTGCTCGAGGCTCTTGCCGCTCAGGAACGCGCCTAACCCTGCGCCCACAATTGTCGAGCCCTCTTGCATCTGTTGAGCCCACGCAACTGCGCCGCCTGCTCGGCCTGTGTCTCGGTCGGCGTAAGCGCCGAGGAACCCAGCACCAAAGCCACCAGTCTTTGCGGCAGACACTTGCTTTTCCATAATGGCAAGCCTCTCCAGAATCACGCTATTCGCTGCAAATGTTTGTTCGCCCGTGGTCTTGAACTTCGCGAGCGCTTCGCTGGCGCCCTTGGTCGCGTTGTTCATCGTTTCCATAATCTTTCCAGCCACGATCAGCGGCGACAACGCGCCCGCGACAGCGATGCCAGCGGTGCCGGCTGCACCGAGAGCGCCGCCAATCGCACCGAATCCACCGAGCGAGAGCGCTGATTGCGCGCCCGCCTTCAACACGCCTTGCGCTGCGCTTGGCTTCGCGCTCACGCGCTCCATGCGACGCGCCGACGCCCTCATCTTGGCTTCGGCTTGCTTCAACCCTGCGTCAACGCCCTCGGTCGAGACAACAACGGGTACGTGGATTTTCGGCAGACTAGGCACGTGCCATCTCCATAATTGCGGTTTGCACGGCGTCGCTTATGAACTCAACAACACGCGGTTGATGGCGTTGCGCAGCGCGTGTGATGTATTGACGTCGGTATATACGAGCGCCAAGCGCCGATTGTCGGCGTTTAATTCCCTTGCGCCAGCCGCGATCCTGTGAGAATGGCACGATGCGCGCGGCCTTGTTGCCCTTCCACTTGCGCACAAGTTTCGGCGGGGGCTTCGGCCCAACCACGCCTTCGGACAATCGAACAAGCCCCTTTTGAGGTGGACGCCAACCACCATCGTAAAGATGCGAGCGCTTACCGACGCGGTTGCCATCCTTGCGGACTCCGACGCCCGCCCAGATTCTTCCTTTGCGGTACGTCTTGGTCTTGACGGCGATATCTCGCTTGGTGCGCTTCGCCTTCGGCAACGCGAGCGCTTTCATCGTGCGCTTTACCGCTTCGCCCCAGTTGCGCAGTCCCTTGCGGACGATCTTCACGCGCATCTTCTTGGGAAGTTCCGACGCAATCGCTGCAATCCGTTCCAGGTCGTGCTTCGACGGCCGGAACTGGATTTTGTATCCCGCACTTCTTGCGTCGGTCGAGTTCACGTCGGATGCCGTCCCAATCGGGGATATCCATTTCCACGTTCAGCGCTGCAACGCTCAACGTGGCGAGGTCGGTGCTCGTTAGTGAGAACGCCACACGTAGCACCTTGCGTGCGGCGTCACTTAGTCCCGGCCTTCGGCGTAAAGCCGCTCCACCAGCGCTGAAAGTTTCTGCACCGTGAACGCGTCAGCGTTGAGCGCTTCGTCCACGCTCGCGAACACTGGTGCGCCGTTCTCGACAAGATGCCGAGCGACCATCCACGCGGAAAGTCGCTCGGGCGTCTTGGTAGAGACGTCGAGCGCCTCGATGAGGTCGAGCGCCGAAGGTCGGCGCAGCTCGACGGCGACGCCGTTAGGGAGCGTGCCGTTCCAGTTTTTGAGAGTGAGTGCGTCTCGAATGCTCATGCGATCGTGATCGTGCCGGTGTATTGGATGGTGAAGTTTGCGCGGATGACTTCGTTTGTTGAAGCCGTTGCGCTAAACGATTGAACAAACGCTTGGCCGCTATAGGTCATACCAGTGGAAAGCGTAATCAGTGCCGTTGCGCTGCCGCTTCCGCTGTTGATCGCGGTTTCGATCGCAGCCATAGCCGTACTGCCTTGGTCATAGAACATGTCGATTGTCGCGGTGCAGCCGCGGTTGCCGACAATGTACGTGCGCGGGCCCGTTGCAATGTCGGTCGTGTCGATCATTGTCGCATCGTATTGAATCGACACAGTGCCGAGCCCGTTTACTGCGGTTCCGGCCCAACTGAAAGACGCGAGCGCCGATGAGAGTGCTGCCATGGGTTCATTCCTTATAGTGAATCGTGATCGTGTTCGAGACTTCGGCGGGTTGCTGTTCGTCGCCTTCGCCGACGCTCGCAGCGTCAATGGTGTAGCCGTCGAACATTACCGCCGTAAAGTCAAGCCCGTTGTAGGTTCCGACGTCGCACGCGCTCGGAACGAAAGCCGCAATGTCAAGCGCCGCGTCAGTCGTTGTCGCGATCACGCGAACGTCGACGACGGCTTGCCAGTAGAGCGCGACGGCGCTGCGCTCGTTGCTCGTCACTTCGTACGTGATCGCCGGCAACGTGCTCAGTTGCGGTCGATACCCGTGCGTGATCGGATACGCGGCGAGTTGCGGCGTGTTGTCGAGCATGTTGCGGATGGCGGCTTCAAGGCTCATACCACTTCCTCCGCTTCGATCACGGCGACCATGTCGCGTTCATCGAGATTGGTGATTCCAGCAATACGGAACGTGCGACCACGAACAACAAGACGAAACGTTTCGTCGATGCCCCACTTTTGCAGCGAGTTCCAACGGCATCGGATTTCGGCACGCCTCACCGTTGCGACGCCGTCGGCGTACTGTTGCTCGGCTGCCGAGTCGGTGCGGAGATCCACCCACAACGGAGGGTTCCCCGGTGCTGCCGCAGTAAGATCGTTGAACGTGCCGCTGCGCTGGCCGAGATCGTCGGTCGTGCCGCTCGGTTGCAGCACCGATGCGGGGAAGCGAAGTCGGCCGCTGCCGATCATCGGAGCGCCCCACGCGCGCTGTACGCGTTCAGGATGTACTTCAGAGACAATGGCACTTCGGCGAGCGACGCCACCGAGGTTGCATCGGGGTTGGCGTACCACGCGCCGACGAGACCGACGATTGCTTGCTGCAATGCGTGTGGCACCTGTGCGTAGCCGGCTACGTAGGTCACGGTCGGATAGGTGCCTTCGTATATCTCGGGCGTTTCCTTGAACTGCAACGCCGTCAGACTGTCGGTGTCATCGACGTACCAATCTGCCGTCGGCATCGTTGTGAGCACGTTGCTGCCGTTGTAGTACGTCACCGACGTAACCGACGCCACGGGTTGAACTGGCAGCACGAATCGACGCCACCTGTCGAGTTTCGCGGTACGCGTTTCGCTCGCGAGCGAGACGCCAGTTTCGCGCTCAATCACTTCGCCGGCTGCGATGCAGAGCGTCGTAAGAATGACATCGTCCGCGTCTACGTCAATGCGTAAACGCGTCTTGAGAATGTCGATTGGGATGGGTGTCGCAGCCATGAAACCCGCGCTGGGGGTTTCCCCCCAACGCGAGCAAGGTAAGAAAAAGCGCTTCGTGAACTGCTGAAATCAGCAGGTGATCGCAGCGAACGCGTTCGCGAGCATGATCTTCGAATCGGTGCGCGCGTACGTGTAGAGGGTGACTTGGTGCGTGCTTGCAGCCGAATACGGATCGACGAGCGACGTCATGCCAGTGCGGTCGAAAATCTCGAAGTAGTTGAAGTCGCCGACGACAGCGAACACGTTGTTGTTCGCAGTTGCCGACGTGACGTATTGACCAACGCGATACGGAATGCCGTAGATTGTTCCGGGCACGCCACCTGAGAGACCAGCGTTGTCGCCGATCTTCCAAATGTAGTCAGTGGTATTCACCTTCAACTTGCGAACAGTGCGAAGGAACGTATCGGAGAAGAACCACGAGAAACGCGGCGAAGCGCGGTACTGTGGCGCAACGAGGTGCACAGTGTCAATGACGTTGTCGCCCGTCACCGTGCTGACCGCTCCGCCCGCCAAGTCCGTGACTTGCGACAATGCAGCCAACTTGGTGTTCGCCGAAGAACCTGCGATGCCTTCGGGCTGGCTCGAGTTCGTACCAATGGTGTACGCCTCTTCCATCTTCAAGCCCATCGAAAGACCGATGCGCGACGCAACCCAATCGAGGCCACTGCCGATGCCGCCTTGGCCGATGGCATCTTCGATGAACTCTTGGGACATCTGCGTTGCGCAGACGTACTTGTACGGCACCACGCTGATCGCGGTACCGAACGTCGGATCGCTCGCGGTGATCGAACCACCTTCGGCCACGAGGTTCGTCGTGGGAAGGTTGCCTTCAACGGTGATCGTGCGCTTCGAGTCGATCGAGGTCACAGGCGCCATCGTGCGCAGCACGTTCGCCATGTACATACGCTCAACAATGCGGCGCTCAAGGTCGGTCGGAATACCTGCGCCCGAGGTGCTGGTTGAGAGCGCACGCATTTCGGCCTGATCGCCACGCGCGACGGCCGAGAGCCAACGCCTGGCGTACTCAG